GTTGATAACATTATACATGGGCGGTGGAGCCTTGACGAGACTGCCGCCAAGATATTTCAGGCCGTTAGAGACTACCGACCCATTAGCGTTGGTATTGAAAGAGGAATAGCAAAGCAAGCGGTCATGAGTCCCCTCACGGACTTACAGAAGCGGTACGGGACGTTCTTCCGTGTCGAAGAGTTAACCCACGGTAACAAAAAGAAGACTGACAGGGTTATGTGGGCGCTACAGGGGAGATTTGAAAACGGCTTTGTGTCTATTAACAAAGGCGAGTGGAACAACAGATTTTTAGACCAGTTGTTTCAGTTTCCAGATCCACTGACCCACGATGACTTAGTTGACGCCTTGGCGTACATAGACCAGTTAGCTAAAGTAGCGTACAGTTACGACTACGAAATTGACGAGCACGAAATACTAGATATTGTAGCAGGTTACTAACATGAGTTTGTTTTGGAAAGAGTTTACAAAAGAGTTTTCTAATAATAAAGTTTTCAGACCTTTGAATACCTACGGAATATACGCAATCAGTGCTGTAGTGTTTTTTACACTAGGGTACTCTGTTGCTGTGATTTAAGGAACCTAAGATGGCAGAAGAAATCTATAGCCAAGATCCTCTGATGATGGAGGAGTCGTTGGAAGAGTGGGTGATTACTAAGTGTGAAAACTGGAGAGATCACTATGAGTCAAACTACGAAGAAAGATTTGAAGAATACTATAGGCTATGGCGAGGTCAATGGGACCCTGCTGACTCTGAAAGAGCATCAGAACGTTCTCGTATTATCTCTCCTGCGCTTCAGCAGGCTGTAGAGTCTAACGTAGCAGAGCTTGAAGAAGCTACGTTTGGTAGAGGCAAATGGTTCGATATTACTGACGATGCCAACGACCAAGACACGCAGGACATAGCGTACCTCCGTAAAAAACTAGCTGAAGACTTTGAGGCCTGTAAAATACGCAAGGCTGTTGCTGAGTGCTTGATTAACGCTGCAGTCTTTGGTACAGGCATCGGTGAAATTACGCTAGAAGAAATCAAAGAAATGGCCCCGGCTACACAGCCTATCATGGACGGACAGCTGACTGCTGTAGGCGTCAACATTACAGACAGGGTTGTAGTTAAGCTGAAGCCCGTGTTGCCTCAAAACTTCCTGATTGACCCTGTAGCTACGTCAGTAGATGACGCTATGGGTGTGGCTATTGATGAGTTTGTGTCTAAGCACAGCGTAGAGATACTACAGGAGCAGGGCGTATACAACGATGTTTTTATTGAGTCTGCCGCACCTGACTCAGACCTAGAGCCTGACCAAGACCTCACGATTTACAACGATGACAAGGTACGCCTTACAAAGTACTACGGTCTAGTGCCTCGTGAGTTACTTGAGAACGAAGGCGTAGACGTAGAAGAAGACACTAAGTACGTAGAGGCTATCGTAGTTATCGCCAACGGTGGTACGCTTTTGAAGGCTGAAGCTAACCCGTACATGATGAATGATCGTCCTGTCGTTGCGTTCCCTTGGGACGTAGTGCCCGGACGCTTCTGGGGCCGTGGTGTTTGTGAGAAGGGCTACAATTCTCAGAAAGCTCTAGACACAGAGCTACGAGCACGTATCGATGCACTGAGCCTCACAATCCACCCAATGCTTGCTATCGACGCTACACGGCTTCCTCGTGGGGCTAAACCAGAAGTACGCCCCGGCAAGATGATCCTAACTAACGGAGATCCTCGTGAAATACTTCAGCCATTTAACTTTGGACAGGTCGGACAGATTACGTTTGCACAAGCCGCCTCGCTTCAACAGATGGTTCAACAGGCTACAGGAGCAGTTGATTCAGCAGGAATTGCTGGCAGTGTTAACGGTGAAGCTACTGCCGCTGGCATTAGTATGTCTCTTGGGGCTATTATTAAGCGCCATAAGCGAACTCTGATTAACTTCCAACAGTCGTTTCTACTTCCGTTTGTTACCAAAGCTGCACACAGGTACATGCAGTTTGATCCTGAGTCTTACCCAGTAGCTGACTACAAGTTTAACGCTACAAGTACTCTGGGCATCATTGCTCGTGAGTACGAGGTTACACAGTTGGTGCAACTTTTGCAGACGATGAAGCAAGACAGCCCAATGTACCCTGTGCTAATCCAAAGCATTATCGACAACATGAACCTCAGTAACCGTGAGGAACTTATTGCGACAATGCAACGGGCGTCACAGCCTGACCCACAGGCACAACAAATGGCTATGGTTGCACAGCAAACACAGGTTGAGTTCCAGAAAGCACAAACAGCTGCGTTGCAAGGGCAGGCCGCAGAGTCTCAAGCCAGAGCAGGTAAATACGCTATTGAAACACAGCTTGCACCGCAGGAGCTTGAGATTGAAAAGATTGAAGCAATCACACGAAACCTCAGAGAAGGTGACGAAGATGACAAAGAGTTTGATCGTCGTATGAAGATTGCTGAAGTGGCGTTAAAAGAAAAGAACCTCAACAACCAAGCAGCTAGAGGAGCGACACCCCGTGTTAATGACACAAACCGAAATGACCAAATTCCTAGATCAAATCAACCAAGCGTTCCAAACGCAGTTCGACAAATTGGACTTACTGGAGAGCCGGGTCAAGGAACTGGAGAAACAACTTAATGAGCAAAAAGGATCCAAGACTAGCACGAGCAGGAGTAAGCGGGTACAACAAGCCAAAGAGGACGCCTAATCATCCTAAGAAAAGCCATATTGTAGTTGCCAAGGAAGGCGACAAAGTTAAAACCATACGATTTGGTGAGCAAGGGGCTAAAACTGCAGGTAAACCTAAAGCGGGTGAAGGCGACAAGATGAAGAAGAAACGAGCATCATTTAAGGCTCGTCACGCAAAAAATATAGCCAAAGGCAAAATGTCTGCGGCATATTGGGCAAACAAGGTGAAATGGTAAGATGGCTAAAAACATGAAGCACTACAAGCGTGACGGAACCTTGTGGAAAGGCAATACACACAAAATGCCTAATGGTTCGCTTCACACAGGCAAAACCCACGGTAAAACTTCTGTAAAACTGTACCACTATAAAGACTTGTCTAAACGAGCAAAGGAGAAAGCAAATGCCTAATTGTTACGGTAAAGGTAAAAAGCGTAAGTCTAAGCCAAAAGGTAAGTAAAGTGCCTAAGAAAAAGAAAGCAAACGATGCGTGTGCAAAGAAGGTCAAAGCCCGTTACAAGGTATGGCCTTCTGCGTATGCGTCTGGGGCTGTAGCTAAGTGCCGAAAGGTAGGTGCTAAGAACTGGGGTAAGAAAAGTGGCCGTAAGAAAAAGTAAAAAAGGTGCTGCCCTCAAGAAGTGGTTTAAGGAAGAATGGGTTGACGTTAAGACCGGAAAGCCCTGTGGACGCTCTGGTAAAGACAAAAAGAAACGTCCGTACCCCTCCTGTAGACCCAAAGCTGTAGCCGCAAAGATGACAAAAGCTGAAAAAGCATCATCATCTAGGCGAAAAACAGGCCCAGCTAAGATAAAACACGCCGTAACAGCGTCAGGACGTAGGCGTAAAAGTACCAAAAAAAGATCTTGACTTTTAGTCAAAAATATGTTATAATAGGAGATATAGAGACAACCTTATGGCCTCACTAGATCAAGAAACAGAACAGTATTACAATAAGTACTTTGACCTGTTTAACAACCCCGGTTGGAAGCAGTTAATCGAAGAACTACAACAGAACGCTCTTGTAATCAATAGTGTAGAAGCAACTAAAGATGAGAATGATTTGTATGTACGTAAAGGACAACTAAACGTACTAGCCTATATTCTCAACTTTGAAACGACTACTAACAACAATTATGAAGAGCTAGTTAGTGATGATTAAAGTATTTGATTTTAAATGTACTAACGGACATATCTTTGAAGAATTTGTAGAAGAGGGTACTACAACCAGTAGGTGCGGTTGTGGAGCCAACGCTACAAAAATTGTCTCAGCTACTCAACACATACTTGACGGTGCATCTGGGGACTTCCCCGGTAGACACATGAAGTGGGTACGTGAACACGAGAACGCTGGGCGATCTAATCGGGAATCCTAATCCTAGGTCACTTCCTATTTTAATTCTCCATAACCTATAAAGGCGGGGTAAGTTTACATTATGTCACGAGCACAATTACTTGATGAGCGTCCAGAAGAGGAAGCAACGGAAACAACTGAAGAACTAACCACAGACACTGTAGAGACTCCTCAAGAAGAGGAACAACCTCAAGAAGCAGTAGCTGATCTTCCAGAAAAGTACCAAGGTAAATCTGTCGAAGAACTCGTACAGATGCACCAAGAGCTTGAGAAGTTTTCAGGCAAACAGAGTACGGAAGTGGGCGAGTTACGAAAGGTCGTTGATAACTACATTCAGACAGAACTCTCAAACCAACAAGCACCTCAACAACAGCAACAAGAAGACGATGACGTAGATTTCTTTGTAGATCCACAGAACGCTGTTAACAGAGCTATAGATAACCACCCTAAGATCAAAGAAGCGGAAGCCTACACACAACAGGCTAGACAACAGGCTACACTTGCACAGTTGAAATCCAAGCATCCTGATATGGAGAGTATACTGCAAGACGCCAGTTTTGTTGAGTGGATCAAGGGGTCAAAAGTCCGAACAAAGTTGTTTGTTCAGGCAGACCAAGGGTACGACTACGACTCTGCTGACGAGTTGTTCAGTCTCTGGAAAGAGAGAGCAAGCGTAGCACAGCAGACCGCCAACGTTGAAAAACAGGCACGTAAGAACACCCTGAAGTCAGCCAGCACAGGCAACGCTCGTGGAACAGCAGAGGCATCACGCAAGAAAGTTTATCGTCGTGCTGACATTATTAAACTTATGCGAACAGACCCAGAGCGTTACCAAAGTCTTTCAGACGAATTACTGAAGGCATACGCAGAGGGTCGTGTACGCTAGCCTAACCTTTAAGGAGAATTAAAATGGCTAATGAAACCTCTGGTGCCTATTTTACAGCTAATGCTGTAGTAGACAAAACAGCAGCGGGTACTTTCATCCCCGAAATTTGGTCGGATGAAATTATTGCCGCTTACCAAAAGAACCTGAAGATGGCTCCCCTTGTCAAGCGTCTGTCAATGACCGGCAAGAAGGGTGACGTTATTCACATTCCTAAGCCTATCCGTGGTTCAGCTAATGCTAAGGCAGAAGCTACCGCAGTAACCATTCAGGCTAACCTTGAGACAGAGCTGACCGTCACTGTAG